TTTATACTTGTCACCATTTCCCTTTGCGATTTCCAAAGAATCTGTGTGTGCGGCATCGTTCGACATATCAAGTGCAACGGCATAAACTTTATCGCCATCAGACTCAATCGAAACATAACTAGATGACAATACTCCTGCCGCTTTCATGATCCAATCAAAGTCTTCTTGCTTCAACTCGAAGGAGATTTCGACATCGGGCATGGTAATTGGCTTGTCTGGAGCAGCCACGATCACATTAGGTGAACAGAAACGATATTTGATTTTGCTGCGACCCTGTAATCCCGAAATAAGAATGTTACTGTTATCAAACTCAATTACGGGATCATCTTTGTGCAGTGTTAGAACTGACAGAAAGTTGTTCAGATCATACACACCAAACTCTGCTGGAATTTCCTCAACAATTGTCGCTTCGGCCATTACGTTTTTTTGTGGAGACACGGTACGAAGTGTCTTACCTTTTTTGAACATAATGCCTTGGTTGATACTGGCAAAGTTTTTTAAAACAGTTAGTGTTTCATTTGAAAGTTTCATAATTTATTTCCTCGTCAAATCATGATTATGTAAAGCCATTATAGCATAGTGTACAACTTTTAACAAGTCATCTCTGTTATAGCCGTTCTTTTTGCCGTAACGCTGTGCATACTTCATGATATTTCCAATAAAGAATCCTTCACCGTGCCCACAGTCTATAATGAATTCTGAAGTTTGGAACTTGTTTAGGGAATAGTGTTGACCGTATGTCTTGTCGATGTATTTTTTTAACTCTTCAAGAATACGGTCTTCACTATATTTGTAATCGATCAAAGTCTACCGGTATACTGAGCAACAGCGGGCATGTTGCCAGTAAATGCATATGTACCGATATGCTGAGTCTTCATCCAAGGACACAACCAAATGTTTCCACCCATCTTGCGCCACATTTGACAGAACATATAATCTTCTGATAGATAACGCTCAGAGCCACCACCAACACATGAATCAGTTGTGTCGATTACGGTGTCAAAGTATGCATGAATGTAACGTGAGCCATCAAAGTGTGCTTGACCAATATGATCAGGCTTGTAACGAATGAAAGGATATTCTTCTTTCATCTTATCAAACACCTGACGCTTGATCATCATATGACCTGTACCAATTTCCATTACTTCTAATGGCTCGGATACTTGGAATTGTTGTGTGCCTTTTACTACGTTGAATACGTATTCACCAACAAGATTCTCAAGTTCTTTTGGATTGAGGTCTGGATGTTTACGGGCAGTTTCTGCAATATTACCCCAATTGATCGACTTCTTAGGATAAGGACCACCGATAACATCTTTATCAAGTGCCATCAGTGCTACGATATCATTCGGATCAAAGTGAATGTCCGAATCAATGAACATCATGTGTGTAAAATCTGTGCGTAGGAACTCATCTACCAAATAGTTTCTTGCTCTTGTGATGAGTGATTCATTGAAGAGAAAAGAAAACTTAGTTTCAATGCCATAACGAATCATGATAGTTTGTAAGTCAAGGCAAGACTTCATATACAAACCGTGATTCATGCCACCGTACATTGGTGTAGCCACGAACAGTTTATTCTTTCTCAGTTCTTCAAGGTTAACTTGTAGTTGCATAATTTATCCATAAAAAAAGAGTGAGAACACATAATATATATGCTCTCACTCCGCCAGTTTTCAGCCTATTTTAGGCAAATGCTTGACCACCAAGGACTGCATGTGCAGCGGCAATCATTTTCTTGGTTGGTTTACCAAGTTTGTAGTAAGTGATGCGACGACCATCGGCAAGAGTTTTCTTGTTGGTGTAGATGCAGTGACCTTCAGCACGAAGTTCTTCAATGCGGGCACCAACGTTTACGATACCAAAACGGGCACGTGCTTGTGCAGCAGTCAAAGTATTGTAAGGACCATCCTTAGAAAGGAACTTTAGAATTTTCTCTTTAGCAGACATTCAATTTACTCCATAAAAAATTAGTCGCACGAAAAATAAAAAGTAGAGGCGACTTTTCTCTACATACTTAACATTATATAAAAAAAGAGAGAGTGTGTCAACACTCTCCCTGGTAAAAGTGAAAGATTACCTTAGAATGGCTGTTCGTCGGAAGTTGTTACTGGTTCGACCTGTTCAGTTGGTACCGATTCACTAGGATCAATACCAGCATCAATCTTAGTATACAGATCAAGAAAGGTAGCCTTAGTATCAGCATCAAAACGATTCAAGCAATACTCAATTGCTTTTTTCTTATCACCGTAGATACCGAAAGTTTTGACAATGTGTACCAAACGGCGGGTTGAAATAACTTCATCACAACCACCATCGGTAAAAGTATTACGAATCGTATTAGCCCAAGTAACCAGATTCTTGGCAAAGATATCATCGGAACGATTAACCGAATCAAGTTCTTTGTTGATAATCTTTTCTTCAATCTTAGCCGGTGGCCATTCTTGTTCCATTGTATTTGGAAAACGTTCAAGAAACGCCTCATTCAATACATTGGTAAACATATAGCGACCATCTTCTGAGCCTTTACCTTTTGTGTTAGCAGTAGCAAACACAGTAAAACCGGGTGCAGGTACAACCAGTTCATTCTTTTTCTTTAGCAAGAATGGCTTACCCTCAAGTACCCGTTGTAAGCACGACAAGTTTTGTGCGCCGTAGTCAATCTCATCAATACAGAGTACAGCACCTTGACGGGCAGCAACAGTCACAGGACCGTCACGCCATTCCATCTGACCATTGATCAAAACATAGTTACCAAGCAAGTCACCCTCATCAGAATCAGGTGTCATTGATACACAAACGAATTTGCGTTTTGCTTTGGCGCAAGCCTGTTCGATACTCATGGTCTTACCGTTACCAGACTGACCAGTGATGAACACAGGAAAGAATTGTTTTGATTTCACAATTGACAACACATCATCAAAGTTGCCAAAAGGAACATAGTTGTCATATTGAGAAGGAACCAGATTCTCAAGTTCAAGATCAGTTGTCACATTAGCAATGCGATTACCTTGTACGGGTTCAGGCTTTGCCATGGGTATTACTTGTGCCACCATACTGATGGCTGGTGCAGCACCAGAAGCACCAGGAACACGGAACACACCACGTTTGATACGATATGATTCATCTTTTGTATACCATTGTGGCCATTTCAATCCAGTCTTTGCCACAATATCACGAATATCATCGGTATCAATCTCGGACTTACCAGTTGCAATTATTGCATCAAGAAATAACTGGCGTTTTTCAGCACGACTTGTCATAATGTAAACTCCATCTCACTTTAGGAACTACTATTATAAAATAATACCACCACTTTGTCAAGAGGTGGTATGTTATCAAACTGCTATCATACCAATGAAACGTGATACCAGAACACGATTGACTTGGCGATTTTTGGTATACTTGCTGAACGCCTTAGTCAGAGTTGAGGTGGTAACTTTAGTTGGTGCTTCAACGTCTTCCTCCTCAATATTCAAATCACTACCACCAGGTAAAATAAAGAATGATTCGTAGCCAGCATTCTTTGATTCAAGATACTTTTCTTTGCGAATCAATCTCATGTACTTAGAATACGCCTCTTTAAGTTGATAGTAATTCTCACGTGGTGATTTACGCAGTTCATTAATTTCATCATTAAACAAACGGCGGCGTAAGGCACTCTTCATGTTGAAATTGGGTGACAAATAGAAGCCGATGATTTTTACACCAGTTGTTTTTGTCAACCAATTACTAATAGCAATACGAACACCATCATCACCTTCAGGTACCGGTTGTTGAATTTTATTTTTCTTATCACTCAGAAAAACATTGTGATAGTTTGAATTAAAGAAGTTTCGGTTGTTCGAAATGCTTGCACTCTCATTCAGATTGTGATACGAATTGATATCATCAGCATCGCCGTCGTGAACCACACACAAGTTTACAATATCAAGATTGTTCACAGTGCGGAACTCTTTGATGATTGATTGGCAAGCAATTAGTGCCTCAGTCAATGGTGTATTAGACAATGAATCTGACTGCGGGCGATAAAAAGTCGAACCTCTCGAATAACGACCACCTGACCAGGCATTCATCAGGCACAGAATATTCTTTGTTGCCTTAGAAAATTCTGAGTTACTCATCTTTGAGTTAATTAACTCACGTAGATACACCGAAGACAAGTACATCTCACGATTGTTTTCTGAGAAACAACCATACGATTTACCAACACCAGGTTCTTCACGGTAGTCAATCGTTTCACGAACATGATCAGCATTACCGAAACCGTATGCCGAGAATGGAATGTTTACTTTACGGCAGAAGGTAGCCAATACAAGTATCTGTTCGTATGATGCACCAAGATTTTCAGACATTGAGCCAGACTTATCAAGCAACAGAATCAAGCCATGCGATTTACCTTTAGGCACACGCATAACTTTTTTGAAAATGCTATCATCAATCTGATATTTAAAAACACGGCTAACATCAATGTCACCAGTTGACGATGTTTTCGCTTTAGAAAACTTATCGGCAGCCTTACGCATTTCAAACTCTTTTGCCAACAATGAAATGAATCGTTCATTCTTACGACGAAAATCATTGTACAGAGTGTTGGCAATAGTTTGATAATCAGAAGGTCGCTGTTTCGAAAACTCTTCAGTCAGAACCTCTTGCACACGTTTTGCTGGCGTAACAATCTTTGCAAGATTCGGTTTAGGAATGTCAATGTAAACATACTCACGTGCATGTTTTGCAATGAGTTTGCCTTCATTGTTGCGGAAGTTTTCATCAGTCTCACACCGTGGTTCAGGAGTTTGATCCTCACGTACACTTTGTGATTCTTTTGTGCGATTTACACCATCTTTGTCTTCACCTTCACCATCGCCTTCTTCATCAGCATCGGAAGCCGATGATTCATTGCCACTTGCCGATGATTCTTCTTTATCACCGTCTTCACCTTTGGCTTTGGTCTTAGACTTTTGTTCACCTTGACCATCAGTCTCAGCATCACCTTCATTTGAACCGGGTTCTGTTTCGTAATCTTCATCACCATCATCGGACTCAAAATTATCTTGAGGCATATTAGTCTGAGACTGTTCTTCTTTTGAATAGTCCCAAATCTCATTGGTAACTTTGAGAACATCATCCCATGTTTCACAGGTCTGAACACGTTCAACAAACTCCAGTTCTTTTGCATTGAATGCAACAGGAAATGTGTAACCAGATTTTGAATATATGTTCAAACGATCAATGAACGCCATCGTATTAACATCACGACCAGACAGACCAAAAAAGTCTTTAGCCATGAGTTCATTGAAGCCGTTGACAAACGAACGGCGTAGACCTGGGTAACGGCGCTTTTGGCGTTTTTCAATACGTGCATCTTCAACTACATTCAAAAAGCCTTTGTAGTTTTGACCACGTTCATGTACAGCACCATGCCAACCATCGGCAGGTGTATCGATAGCGTGACCCACTTCATGACCCATTAGCAAGTCATAAAGATCACCCGACATTTGTTCCCAGATAGGGCAAGTTAGAACACGATTTTTGGGATCAAACATTGCCGTTGGAACTTTGGCATGTTGAACGATAAGATTCTCGGTAGCCATTAGTTTGGCCAAACCGGACTTTTGATTTTGAATGTTACTCATTTGATAACCTCAACTATCAGTGAACATACATTGTACATGTTACCCAGAGGTTTGTCAAGTGTTGACAATTTGACATCTTTTTCTCCAATCAATCATCATAGGCATATGATATCACGGAGAAAAATCTTTGTCAAGTCTTAAAATTTGTTGTCAATTTCATACCATATTCATTCTTACCTTGTGGTAAAGTGATGTCTTTTTTGTAACGAAGTTCGTTCTTCTTGAATGGTGAATAATCCACATAGTGATGCCAGCGTTTGTATCGCCATACCATACGAGCAACATCAGGATGCATTCTTACCAACATCTCTGATTTGTTTCTGGTACCCTCTGCGTTCACACCATCTACCCAATGATTCTTTTCAACACCTTCTTTGTGATAAAACTCTTCTGTGTTACCACCTTTGACGGTTTGCGTTGCTGCTTTGCCCTGAAGAAAAGCATTGAACTGAATAGTACAATCGCCATCTTTCAACACACGTAAACAGATATCAGTATCTTCGTTATAACGACCACGCCAACGGTGTTTACATTTGTTATCTATCAACAGTGTGGAATAGATTCTTGTGTTCTTGACGTATGGTGGATAACTTTGATTCGGCGCAATAAAGAATCTATACTGAAAGCCAGAAATTGGTACGTTCTCAAAACGATCAATAAAGTCTTCGGCTGCTTTGAAGATCACACCAGACTCTACACGAATTCGTTGATTCTTATGCAGCCTATAAAAGTCTGCAATGTTATCATCCAGTACCCAATGCTTTTCTGCGCCAATCGTCATAGAATGATCCCATGCAAAGTTTCTTGCACGACCAGGACCATCACCATGATTGCTAAATGGTGCTACGATCAGTGTAACATAATCACGAATCTTAAAGTTGTCTAACGCTTTTTCGTATGGCTCTTTATCTTGTGGCTCAATAACTATGTAGTGTGGTACTTTCATCCTAGCCAAAGACTTCGATGTAATCATCGAATCAGAACGACCTTTAGAAACGATATAAACTGGATACTTTGGATTGCTCATTTCTTTTCCATATCAAAGGTTTATTATTCCATATTCCACATTTGATGTTGTCATACTGTCTTCTCTTCAAATGCTGATTAAACATTCTGCCTATTTTATCTTGACTCACTATTGTACCATAAACATCATAGTTTGTAAAGTGACCCATACCCCATGTATTGAATGAGTTTGCTACAATCATGTGTTTTGGATTCAGTGTGTCAATGATGTTATCAGCATGTTCAATTGGATTATAAATGTGTTCAAAATATTCCGAAGCAAATAATATATCAACTGATTTACCAACCTCAGTGATCGATTCGATCAAATTGAAATTCATTCTTTCTGCCATCACCTCACATAGTTTCCATTGTTTAGTGTCTCTTAAATTTATGGCATAGACCTCTGCTTCGGGAAAAACTTGCTTCAATAAACATGTGCTATAACTTATGCCACAACCAATATCAACAATAACTTTAGCATCTCTGAGTTCTGTAAAGTGTGGCGATTTTATTACTCGTTTGATGTAATCTCTGCTGTAAGAAACAAAGCAATTAAAAATATCTATGAAGTAGTAATCATGGTTGTACACTTCATAAATGTTTCTGGTGCTTTGATGAGCCAAATCATCGTACCATTTTTCAGATAACTCAAGAAAAATTTTATCAGTTTTTCTAATTGATCTACACTCTTCGGCATCTATATCAAACAAACTGCCATAGTCTTTTAGAAAATACTCAAACAAAACTTGAGGCTTTTCTTTGAGAAAATCTATCACTCTTCAATCCATCTCTTCAACATGTTATCATCCCTCTCAAGTTTAGGATACCATATCGATTTGGTTTTCATTGTCAAATTTTGATCGACAAGTTTTGCGAAAGCATCATAGTCTTCTTGATTACGAAAATGGACATAAACAGTTTTAAATGTTTTTTTATCATTTTGTTCAAACTCTGGCATTCCTACCCAGTGTTTTTTCCATTCAACATTATTTACGTCAACACCACCCTGCTCGTCTTCTTCATCTTCACCAAAGAAACGATTAAGTGTTGGAGGTTGATACTCATCAGTCAACAACTCCATACAGTTTTCATATGTACTAGATTCTTTGACTTGCTTGGTTTCCATTCTTATGACTCCTAATAATTTTTTTAACTATCTTATTGGCCTTTTGTCTTGCCATTTTCAATGCAAGTGGCTTCGCATAATTAGTATATCTTATTCCATTCAAATGATCAAGTTCGTGTAGAAAACAACGTGCAGATAATCCGTGAAGTTTTACATGTTTAACTTCACCAAACTCATCGGTAAATTCTGCTTCGATCCACGATGGTCTTTCTAAGTTTAAAAACAAACCAGGAAAAGATAAACATCCTTCTTTATCTTTAACTGCTGGACCTTGGTCGATTACTTTAGGATTAATGCAGACAAGTTGAAAGTCATCTGTACCAATAACAAACATTCTTTCGGCTACACCACATTGATTCGCAGACAATCCTAGTCCTGCATATAACTTCATAGTCATCTTCAATCTTTTAGCCAAGTTCACTAATGCTGGTGCAGGAAATCCTCCAGTATACTCTGGCATCTTTTGTCCTAGCATGAAGTAATCTTCACCGAAAATTTGTAGAGGATCTACTTTTTCTATTTGCTGTACGCCAGCAGCGGTATCAATTGTTAATATCTCACTCATTTTACCATCCTCGAAAAGTTTTTAATTTTCTCAAATCTAATTGTGTTTGCAAATTTATCCTGTAGTATGTCACCTTTGTGGCTGATGACAAACAGATTGGCATCTTCAAGTGAATGTAGTATCTTCATCAAGTCTTCTGTGCCACTTGTATCTAGGCTCGAATCAAATACCTCATCAAGTATTAATAGATTGGTGTTGGTAGAATTCTTTAGTTTCGCAACTGCTCTCCAAGTCAACATTAACGCCATATCGATACGCTGTTTCTCACCTTCTGAGAAGTTATGATAAGAAAATTCGTCACGGTGTCTAGATTTAATTGTTTCTTTGAACGACTCATCAAGATTGAAGTTCACAAAGAAGTCCATACTTGTTAGATACTTGTTCACCAATTTGTTTATCAAAGGTAAATACTGCTTGATAATATTGGTTTTGATGCCAGTATCTTTTAACAATGAAGATGCGACATCATAGTATGCTTTATCATCCAACAACTGCCTTAGTTCATCTTGAGCGAATTCTACTTCTTTCTTGATTGTATCTAACTCATTCTCATCAATGCTTTCTTTTGGTTGTTGTATTTGTTTGATTTGTTTTTCTAGTTTTACAATTGAATCATTCAAGCCTTTGATGCTCGTCTGTGTAGTTGCCAATTGAATACGAACATTAGATAACTCTTTTTCATTCTCTCTCAATTCAGCAATAACGCCTTCTTGCTCTGTAATTTTTGTTTGAAGTTCTGTCAGACCACCAGCAAGTTCTTCTTCTTTTGTGTGAAGTTCTCTGAGTTGTTCTTCTTTAAACCCCAGGGTAATGGCTTGCCTACAGGTTGGGCAATCAGCATTGTGTTCATAGAAACTTCTATCATTTCCCACTTTGGATATCTTGCCCTCAATTTGTGATTCAATTTTTTTAAGCGCAGTAATCTTCTTTTCATTTTCAGGAATTTTCGAACAGATGTCGGCAAGTTTCTGTTTTGATTGTTCCAAATCGTCAACCTCTCCAGATAAGGTGCGAATGGTTTCTCTGTGCAGAAGTATCTCTTCCTCATATTCTTTTACCTTTGCTTCGTTATCTTGATTCAGTTTATCCTGATGCTCTTTCTTCAATTGATACTTTTGCATCAACAAAGATATATCATTCTTTTTTTCTACTGTCAGGTCTTTATTGTTGGACAATCTTTCTTTGATCAGACTATTCATCGTAGAAAAGATTTGAATGTCCAACAAGTCTTCAATAATTGCTCTACGATCAGCGGCAGACAACTGCATGAACGGCGTAAAGGATGCTGAACCGAGAATAACAATCTGTGTAAAAGACTTGTAGTTTAGTTTGAGAATAAACCTCTCTAGATAGTCTTGATAATCTCTTACAGCCGCATCTTGGTTCAGCAAAACTTTGTCTTGGTAAATTTCAAAGATATTCGGCTTGATGCCACGAACAATCTTGAACTCTTTGTTACCAATTGAAAACTCTATCTCAACTACAGCATCTCTATTGTTGATTGAGTTTACAAGATTCGGTTTGTTGATACCACGAAATGGTTTACCAAACAAACCGAAGCACAAGGCATCAAGCATCGTTGATTTGCCTGAGCCATTTGTACCTACAATCAGTGTATTAGCGTTACTGTTTAATGCTATTTCGGTAAAATAATTGCCGGTGCTTAACAGATTTTTCCAACGCAGTGTTTTAAATAATATCATTCAGTCGTGGTACTCAGTGCTTCAACATAAAGTTCCTGCATAATACTTTTTAGTTTAACAGGTTCTACATTGATTGTCAAGTTATCGATATACTTTGAAAGTATTGTCATGGTATCTTCTGCCTGATCAACTAATTCTTGGTCAATATCAGTTGTTGTATCGGTGAAATCTTCAACAACAGATATATCAGCAGCACCGGCTTTGTATATGCTATCAATCACAAAGTCAAATAAAAATGGATTTAGTTTATTGATCACAACAACTTTGACATAACAACCTTCATAAATTGAATAATCCATAACTGAAGATTTATATCCTTCAGCAAAATGTTCAAGTTCATCGTTGTAGTTCAACTTGTAAAACATTCTGTATGGATTCTTAATGAACTCTTGCTCACGGGTATGTGTATCGAAGATAACAAAGCCACGTGGGTCATTATAATCTGCCCATGTCATTTCATTTGGTGAACCAACGTAGTAAATGTGTCCATCATCAGAACGGTGATGAAAATGACCAGACAAAACTATATCATACTTGTTAAACAGTGCCTTGTCAATACCTTCATGGCAAATGTTACCACGATCCATTTCAAAACCTTTTATTTCAAAATGGCCAAAAACGATTTGTGATTTAGAGTCTTTTAGTTTTTGAGTGATTTCAACTTCGTTATCGTCACATATCCAAGGTACAAGATCAACATCAATGCCGCCAAACTGCATTGTAGTAAAAGCATCCAGTACAGTAATATTATCATAACCGTCTAGAAGTAATTGGGAGGAGTTAACCTGAAGGGTGTTTCTGAACGCCACATCATGGTTGCCGAGGAATGTGATAAACGTGATTCCATTTTCTTGTAGTTTATCAAAGAAATATTTACGACATAGATAGAGTGAATTGAAGTTAATAAACTTACGGCGGTCGAAAAGATCACCAAGTTGTACAACGGTTGTAACATTGTGATCCTTTAGATAAGGGAAGAACACGTTATCGTAGAACTTCTCTATGTATTTATGAAAATCTAAAGAATCACCTCTCATACCGAAGTGAGTATCACCAAGCACACATATCTTCATAATATTATTCTACATCATCATCTAAAAATTGTTCAAGACCCTCCGACTTCTTTTCTTTTTTCTTTTTCTTATTCTCTTCAAAGTTATGTATAAACTCTGAAATGTTGTCGTACAACTCAAACTGCTTCATGTTACCATTTTCATCTTCGTACATCTCACCTTCGTCAAGCAAACCAAACTGTTGTGTGGCTTTATACTTCACATACAGTTGCTTCTTCTCACGCATAATTCTACGCAGAAAGGC